AGGCCGATGCCTCATCGCCTACGGCGAGATATTCCTGGAGTTCGTTGATGATTCCCTCGTAAACCTCCTGCGCTGGCTCGCCAGTATCAGCCGCCTCTTTGAGCACCTTGGACAGCTTGCCCATCGTGCTCGATGCGTCGAGGCCAGCCTTGTCCAAAAGGCCAGCCATGTTCGCCGATTCCTCGAAAGAGAAACCGAGCTGTTTCAGGACGGGCGCGTTCTTCTCAAGAGTACCCGTCAGGTCGTTAAAGCCGATGCCCGTAGCTTGTCCGACGTTGAAGAGGTAATCCATCTTGGATGCGGCATCGTCTGCCGACACTCCAAAGGTGTTGAACGCACCCGTCAGCTTGTCGAGGTCAACGGACTCGCCCAGCAGGTTCCCAGCCTCGATTGCACGTGAGCCAACGTCTTCAAGTGCTTGGCCCGTCAGGCCAAGGCGCGTATTCAGGTTCTGGACAATATCGCCAGCATTCTCGAAAGAGGTCGGGACGGTGGTCGCAATGTTCTTGGCAGACTGCACCAAACCGTCCAAGGCCGCGCCCTGTGCGCCCGTGCCGACGATGATCGCATCAGTCATGGCGTCGAACTCTTGGCCTAAATCCAGAAGTTGCTTGCCAGCGGCAGCAGCAGCGGTTCCGACGATTGCAGCGGGTGCCAAGCGTTTGAGCACCGCGCCAGCTTTCGTCGCGAAACCACCTGCGAACGATGCGCCGATGTTAGTGCCGGCGTTGGTGAGTTGCGGGGCGATTGCCCCCGTGATGTTTTCGGTCGCACCCTCCATCGAGGGCATGACCTGAACGTATGCAGTGGCGATTGTTGCCATCATTCGCCTCCGTAATACCATGAATCGAAGTCCGCGATTGGGATGGCGTCCTTGCGTTTTCCAATCCGCATGCGCTCTTGGTTCCACGGTCGCGGGTACTTGATTTTCTCGGCCTCCTGCCCATAGCGGGCATGGGCCAAAAGGTCGTATATGTCAGCCAGCATCGCAGCCAGGTGGAGTTGGCTGGCATATGCGGCCTCGTCTTCGTTGCGATAAGAGTAGACGTGAGTTCCCTGCCCGAGATGCTGCGCCCAGATGTAGACGTTGTGCCAACCGAAACGGAGCGCCTGGTCGATTGCGATGCCCAGACGCTCCATCATGTCGGCGTTAAGTGCGCCCTCGGTCTCTTCGTCCAATTCGAGCAGGGCGATTATTCCCCCAGGTTCGACGCTTCCGAGTAGGCTTCGACGAGCTGAGCGACGTTGTTCGCCGTGAGGTTTTCGGAGCATCCAGGCGCGTACTTCTCGAAGACATTCTCCAAGAACCACCAAATAACGTCAGTTCCCGCCGCATCCTTGCTAAAGGTCACGAACTCGCGCATGGTCTGATAGCTCAAATCGCCGAACATCGGCACGCTGTATTCCTTGCCGTCAACGGAAAACTCGAAAGGCTTCTTCTCGCCCGTCTCGATAGTGAACATGGAGCCTCCTTTAGGCGCTCAGAACCTTGCCATCGTCGTAGAAGACGTAGATGGAATGGCCCGTGCCGTCGTCGTAGGTATCGATGGTGATGGGAATCATGTGGGCCGCAGACGGGACGAACTGAACATCGCCCATCTCGGTCACCTGTCCACGCGGCACGTACACGCGCACGCGAGCGTCTCCATCCTTCATGTTGAAGCAGAACGACTTCACGGGAGGCACGTCCGAGCCGATGGCAATCTTGAGCTGGTCGCCATGGGCGTTGCTGCCAGACGTGGCGGCAGCGTGCGTCACGTTGGAATCGCCGAACATCAGCTTCGCGGAATCCTCGTCAATCTGCATGACCGACATGGACAGACGGCCCGTGTAGTTCGAAAGCGCACGGCGCACCATAGACTGCGACCAGTCCAGGATGTCGGTGAACGACTTGGAGATGGACATGGAGAGTCCGTCCGGGCCAATATACCCCGAAGAAGTCCACGTGCTAGGAAGCGCGGTCTTCGCATCGGTGGGAGCCGCAGTTCCCGTAGCGGCAGTGTTCACAGCGCCCGTGGTCGGCGATTGGTCAGGCGCTGGCAAATAGACTTTGTTGGCATCAAGTCCAGCCATTTAATCCTCCTTCTAAAGTTGAACAGGAACGCCACGCAACGCCAACTCGGCGCGGAACGATGCTCTCGGCAACGTGGGCCGCATCGGGTCTGGGTTGAGATATGGCGTAGAGTTGATTTCGGCGGTCAGGTAGTGCCGCCCTGATTCGGGGTCTCGCAAGGGAAGGGACGCGACGATTCCAGCAATCCAGTTGGCCATCGAGATTGCGTCCGCGTCAGTGTCCGCCCACACGTCCACGCGCACGGAGTACTCGTGCGAGACGATGGTGGCGCTCACGCCGCCCACGGCCATGAAGCACGCGCACGGCGCGGTTAGATCATCGGGCGCGGGTTGGGCACAGCACAGAACGTCGGAGGCATATTCTCCAACGTCCACGCGCAGAGCGTCTTCTATGTCGATTGGTTGCACGATTTGCATCAGTTCACCGCCTTAGAAAGAACGCCCTCTTCGGCCTCGCGCTTCATTGCCTGGTAGTTCATGGCCGTCACGCCGTAACCGACGCGCTGACCGCCATACTTCGAACCCGTGCGTATCTGCCGTTCGGTGACTTCGAACCCCTCGCCAGCACGGGACGCGATGCCCTCGGCGGCTTTCTTGCATTCAGCAGCGACGGCATCCGAGAGCAGTAGTTCCTGGATGCCGTCGTGGTTCAGCTCGATTCGAATCTTGGTAGGCATTACAGCCTCCAATCGATTAATGCGCACTGGATGTGGGAAACAGCGCCCGTGGGCGATTTCCACGGCAGGGGAGCGCCGTCGATGGCGTACTTATGCCCCTGGTAGGTGATGCGGTCACCTGCCTGGATGTCGGCGCTCGGAGGCGCGTACAGAGTTGCGCGGACGGTCACCGCTTGGCGCGGGTCTGTCCATGTGGTCGAACCTTGCACGGGTTGCATGGAGCATCCCGACACTCCCCAGGATTCGGCGTTTCCCCAGTCGGGAACCTTCGTCCCCCTGGAATCGACGAGAGGCGCACGCTCCACGGTCACTGAGTCATTGCAGAAGCTGGGCAGCATGATTACCACGCCCTCGCGAGCTTGTACGGAGCTAGAGTCGCGTAGTCGCGGGACAGAAGGGAAACGCCGCCCGTGATGCCATCGCCCGTCTTGTTGTAGTCGATTGAGACGTTTCCAGCACGCTCGGAGGCCACGCCAGGCGCAGCAACCAAAGCGTTGGAGGCAATCTGCCCGACTACCTGAGCGACGGACGCAGACTCGAATCCAGCCTCATAGTCGCACTCCACGGAGCGCCACGAATCGGGGAACCGCCCGCACGTGAGCCGAACCAAACCGCTCGGCCTCCACTCGTAGTTGACGGCGTTGCCCTTGACTTCCAGCTTCGTGATTTCCACGACGCTCATCGCCGGCAACACCAACAGCTCGCCCTCGCCGTCGCCGATGAAGTGACAGCTCAGAGTGGGCGATACATGCCAGCCGCAATAATCCCGAATTGCGGCAGATGCCGCATCCAGAACCATGGCAACGGCCTCGTCTGTAGACGACATGTTCGGGTAGAGCGTGCGGAAGGTTTCCACGTCGATGATAGGCGGGATAACGTCCTCGTCGATTGAGTAACCCCATGGAGTGTGAATCATGATTATTCGGCTTTCTTCGTCTTCTTGGCGGGTGCCTTCTTGTTTGCGGCTTTGGGTTCTTCGATAAGAACCGCGCCCTTCGGTGCCTTTTCAGGCTCGAACCAATAAGTCGCGCCGTTGTATTCGTAGCGTTTCACCTAAGACCCCCTTGATATGTGGGCGCTGATGCGCCCGTTTGGTTAAGCCGCCTGCGAGACCTTCACGAACGCGGCAGGGACGCGCACGGCCAGGGCAAGGCGCTCTTCCACGACCACGGTCACGCGGTTGTTGATGGCGTCGTCATGGTCGCCGCGGTGGACTTCGATGGAAGCACCCTCGCCAGCCTTGCTCACGACGCTTGCAGCGGCCTTGAAAGCGCCCACGACGGGAGCGCCAGCCGCGACGGCCGTCGTGACGATCGTGCGCAGACCCCAGATGCCAGGCTGCGTTTCGAGGGAACCGTTGCCGAACGGAGCGTAGAAGTAGCCGCCGCCGTAGTACTGCGATGCGCCGTCCTTGGCGAGACGCAGAGCTGCATAGTCGGTCGGGTTGATGAGGATGGCGTCCGCGTCATAACCCGTCTGGGTCTTGATGGCCATCATCGCCTCGAACAGCACGTCGGCGGTAAGGCCATCGGCCTGGGCGTAGGTCTTGCTCTGGATGCCCGAAGTGGCCAGCAGCGTGGTGGCGAGGTAGGCATCAGCGGCCTTTGCCAGCTCGAACATGCCGCGATTGTCGATTGCCGAACGGAGGAACGGCGCATCGCTCAGCAGCTCGTCGGTCTCGTAGAACCAGCCAGCAATCTTCTGGAGCGCCACGGTGACGGGAGTGTAGGGCACATGGAGCTGCGGCTTGGTTGCGCCCTGGGCCACGGCCTTGGGAGAGCCGCCAGTCGGGACTTCGGTAGCACCGAGCTGGTAGAAGGTGATGGCGTTGCCGCTAATCTGCTCGGAACCGAACAGGCCACGGATGGCGTTCTCGGGGCGCACATCCACGACGTTCTGGGAATAGCTCACGATTTGAGGTGCCATATGAACGTCCGTCGCGGCCTTGAAGCCATACGGGGTACCAGCGGACTTCGAGGAACCGCTCAGCATCGCGGACAGGTCGAGGTTCTTCTCGGCGTACTCGCCCAGCGTCTTGGCCTCGGTCTCGGCCTTGGGAGCGGTCTTCGCGCCCTTCATTCCGTCGAGGATTGCGGCCTTCTTGGCGATTGCCTCTTCGTGGCTCTTCTCGGCCTCGATTTCGGCGCTAATGGCCTCGATTTCCTCAACAGTTTCGGCAGCTTCGAGCTGCTTGGCAAGTTCATCAATCTTGCTCATTTTTGACTCCTAACAGTCGTTTCTTTGCTTTTCTGTATGCCGCCACGAACTCGGCCTGTTCCTTCTGGCCCTTGGCCTCCTCGGCCTCGCCTTCGGAATCGCCGTCCGTCGTGTCGGTCTCATCGGCTCTGAGTTCGCCGATGATTTCCTGGATTTGGGCCGCGAGATTTGCGACCTCTTGGAGTTGCGCGGAATCCTTCGCAGAGTTGCGACGGCCCGATTTCACGTCGATGACCGACGTGTCCGGGTTCGCTGGGTACATGACCAAGCTGACCTCGAAGAGTTCCAGCTTTCGGAGTTCGTTGGCCTTGCGCCCGTCTTCGAGTTCGACGGTTGCCTGGTCTTTCACGTCATACGCGAAGGAAAACTTGCAGAGCCGCCCGTCCATGGCGAGCTGGCGTGCACGCTGGGCAGTCTCGGTGTCGTCGAACGATGCCTCGAAGTAGGCTCCGTGGTCGTCCTCGCCAAACCCGTAGGCCGTCCCGATGTAAGAGTCCAGGCTCTCGCTCTGATGGTTCCAGAGGAACGGGACAGTCCCGCCGTTGGCCTTGATGTGCTCGAAGCTCTCCGTGAACGCGCCCTTAGCCACCACGTCTCCAACAGCGTCAGGCTCCCGCGTCCACGTGGAGAAGTAGCCTTTGATGGAGCCGTTCTCCGCTTTGAGTTCGAATGATTTCGTCTGATGCATTACGTCCCCCTTTCGGGCAATAAAAAAGCGCCCGCATGGGCGCTCAAACGCTTTCTAAGGTGCCGTTTTCTACGGCACGGTAATCTCTACTTGACATTGGCAATTGCACGATTCCTCGGGCGTGAGGGTCTGGTCACCTGGGAACCGCGCCCCGTTGGAAAACTCGTCGTCATAATCGACCGTTTCTCCGTCCATGAGTTCGTGCTCGGGTCGCGGATTTCCAGAAGTCACAATCCAGGTCTTCGTGACTCTCCGTCCCGCGCTTCTCTGCTGGCATGCTTCCAAGATGGCGAACCCAGCCACGGCAGTCGCGAAACTCCGTCCAGACGTTTCGGCTCTGACTTCCTCGGCCTTGTCGAACACGCCATCAGCCGTGGAACCTTCCGCATCCTCGCCGATTTCGCCATCCAAGGCTTTCATCAGCTCGCGGTAGGTCACGTTGTTGATGGCCTTGGCTTTTCCTTTCGCCATGGCCGCGATGTAGTGCTCGGTTCGCTCCACATCGTAGATGCCGTCGAACAGCTCGGCGGATGCCTCTCGGCCCGTCTTGTTCGCTTGACGCTGGAATATCGTCTCCAAATCGTCCGCGAGCTCGCGGTTCCACCTGTCCTCGTCCCACCACTCGTCGGCCTTCATGCGCTGCAAAACGGATTTGCGCTGGCGCTTGAAGAACTTCTTCAACGTGTCGGCGATTTCCTGAGCGTCCGAGTCCTTCGGCTCGGACTTCATCTTCTTGGGCGCGGCCTTGGCAGCGGGTGGGGTAGTGCTCAGAGTGTAGGAATCCGCCACGGAATCACGCGGGGATGCTTGCCCACCTTCCAGGACGTTCAGCGGCACGATCAGCTCGTCACCGCCCTCAATCCTAGGCAGGTTGCGCATCGTTCGCGCTTCGTTGCGAGTCATCCATGGAGCGCCCACAGCGGAACTCATCACGGCGGCTTGCTCCTCGAAAGACCCTTGCAACTTTGCCGCGAGGTCGAACTCGCAATAATGGGTCGAGTCCAGACCAAGGCGCGGAACCAAGAACGCGTTGATTCTCTCTTCGAGGTAGTCCAGCAATGGAGCCAACGTCTCCGAGTACAGCGCCCGGGCGTTGTCCTTCGCCGATGCGTAGGTGGTCGAGTCGGTGTGGTATATCAGGCCAGGATTGACGTGGTACACGGCGCACACGTCCTCGCGGGACAGCTTCGTTGCTTCGACCCACTGAGCCTCGCGTGCGTTGAATCCCGTGGATTCCAGCCGCATACCGTCTTCCAAGAGTGGAGTGCCGCCCGTGTCGGTTCCGCCCTCGCCGAATCGCGCCTTCCAGGATTTCGCGAAACGGTCACGTGCGCCCTCAGACCAGTCAACGCCGGCAGGACGGCTAATCCACTGGGTGACATGGCCTCCGTTTTTCCACACGCCGTTGCGGAACTCCCACGCGCTGATTTGCTCGCTCAAGATTTGCTTGAGGCTTTCAATCTTCGAAGATGCGCTCGCGGTTCCATACGGTGACCACCCGTTGAATCGGATGAAGTCATCATCATGTAAAGTGATCTCGCGCCCGTCCATGTAGTCAGACGAGATTTTGACCGACAAGGAAGACAGTCCGTCTTCGGTCTCGAAAGTTGCCCAGTCCCTCGGAATCTCTGCTACAGTCCACCCGCTCTCGGAATCCGATGGGATGGTAAGCCACAGCGCGGAATCGTGGAGCAAATAATCGCTCACGGTGGCCCGAATCAGCTCGTGGCCAGTAGTCCAGCCGTTCGGCCTCGCGAGCACCTTTGCAAGCGCGGAATCGCGGTCGCGCTCTCGTGAGCCGTCAGGCTTTCGCACGTAACATTTGAGCGGCAATCCCGCCACGTTGTCAGCTAGAAACGATATGACCGAACGCAGGGCAGGTTGGGTCTCGTATAACCTCGATGCGCTTATGCCCTTGACGCTCTCGCCGTTGATGTAGACGGTGCGGACGTAGGCTTTTCTCGGGCGCATCAAATCCAGGATGCCCATTTTCCCCCTCTCAAAGAATAAGCAAGTCGGAGCCGTCGTCGTAGGCGCTCCGTTGCACTTTTTCGATTGACGTTGCCGCCCCGTGCGCCATGGTGCACGCCACGAGAGGCGATATGTCTTCCAGTGACTTGTGCCTGTCCCACGCCCACGCGCCATCGCCCAGCGGCCTAGTCGATGCGATGTTCGCCGCGAGGTCGAGTGCGGGTTGTGGTCGGTGAATAATCTTGGCGGCGTCGTGGTCTTCCGAGCCATCGCATGCAGCGACACCATCCCAGAATCGGCCACACCATCCCGCCACGTCTGCGCCTTGGCACGGGATTATCTCCACGCCGTCAATCGCTCCCAGGATGTCGGCGAACGCCGCGACGGGTGCGCCCCTTACTTGCAGGGCGACTTTCATCCCGTGGTACTTCATGGCTCGCTCTTCGAACCATGATGATAACCACGCGACACCCGAACGATATGCAGCTAATTCGACATGCCATGAGCGGTCTGGTCTCAATCCACACACAGCAACGGAAGCCTTGGTTCTATCGTCGGACACGTCCACGCCCCACCACAAAGGCGAGTCGGGCGCGATTTGCGAGTCCTTGTCAACCCCAGCCTCCCACGCGCCGATGGGAAATGGCGGGGTAATCGAGGCCGTGACCCATTGGCACAAGCACTCGGTCTTGAATACGTCGTCGGGGTCATCGGCACACGCCGCCCTGAGATTCTTCACGGGTACGGTGTATCCCATTGAGGGGTTCGCTTGCGCCCATGCCTCAACATCGTGCTTGTCTGCATTCGGTGGCGCTGACCACTCGAAGAGGCCAATCGCGGAATCCTCCAAGTCGTCTGGTGACATGTCGATTTCTCCGCAGATTCCGTCTGGGTCACCGCATGCAGCGTGTCCCTTCATCCTGAAATGTCTCAGAACGACGGAGGTTCCGTCGCCGGCGTTGGACATGCACCACATGAGCGCGGATTCCTTCGCCATGCCCGTCTTCGATAGGGCAGACCACGCTTCCCAGTTCTGATGCTCTCGCAGCTCGTCCAGCAGAACCAAGTCGGCAGACTTGCCACGGCCAGCTTTTCGGTTCGACGCCCGGACGCGGTAATCCCTGCCGCCATCCAATTGGAGGCGCTTCGAGCCGTTCGTGTACCAGACGTGCTTGATTTGCTCGGCTAGCTCTTCGTTGGCCTGGGCCATCTCCACGCATTCCTGCCACGTGTCCTCGGCCTGTGAAACGTCCTGGGCCGTGCCTAGAACCAATCCAGACTTGACGACGTATAGGAAGAACAGCGCGAGAATCTTGCCGATGGTGGTCTTGCCGTTCTGACGGCCCACCAAGACGATGACCGTGCCGAACCTGAGCGCCCAGCCATCGGGATTGTCCACGACTTCCAGCGCATGGATGAAGAGCCATTTCTGCCACGGATGCAACTTGATTTCAAGCACGTCCTCGGCAAACTGGATAACGTCATAGCCTAGCGTCGTTTCGGGCGTCAGCTCTCGCAACGGTTGCGTCCAGACTCGCGGAACCTCGCAGCCGTACTCACGCATTGGATGCCTTGGAATAGCGGCTCTGCGAGCCGATCGTGGCGAGCTTCGCCTTTGGTTTGGCTTTTGGTTTGGGTTTCTCCGATGGAGTCAGACCTAAGACTTCGCAGTACTTCAAGAATACCGACGGCGATACATTGTCCACCTTGCCGCGAACAATAGGCCACTCAGGTTCGTCCATCATCGAGGCAACCTTTCGCGCCGCCTCGATGGTTGCTCCATGCAGGTGCTCGTCAACCGAGCCGTTTGCAATCGCGAGGCTGACAGCCTCATCAAAGGCACTGACCACGCTCACGCGCGACCCCCTAACCCCTCGGAGGGATAAGTCATTGCAGCAGGCGCCTCAGCCAGGCTTCGGAAAATCCTAAGGCTTACACGCCCCTTTAGCCTCAAATAGCAACCTGTCGCCTTTTGCACTATTGCACTGACGGCACGCTAGCCGCACATTCGACCAAACATGCCCGCCGCCTTTGCTCATTGGCACCACGTGGTCAATCGTCGGGTATGTGGAGCCGCAGACGTGGTATCCGTTCTCGTCGTGCCATGAGTCATTGCGGTTCGTCTTGCATCCGCAGATGTAGCACACGCCGCCATCTCGCTCGTACACCTTGCGCAACGTAATCCCAGGTTCATATGCAACCCCATACATGTGAGCACGGTGTCTGTGGTGCTTTGTCTGTTCGCCATTCCTTCGGGCATTGGCGCGATACGCTCGCTTGCAACAATCATTCGAACAATAAACGTTCTTCCCGCTGTACGATTCGAACTGTTTGCCGCACAGCTTGCAGGTCTTTATGACCTTGGGATGGTTGACTCGGTATGCGTGGCGTTGGGAGCAATTATCAGAGCAGAACCTTCTAGCATTCGCAGCATGAAACTCATTGCCGCACCATTCGCAAACCTGGGCAACGCTCATTTGCTGAGCAATAAGCCTCTCGCGCTCTCGCTTTTGCTTTTCGCGTTCTTGCCTCGCTTGCTCTTCTTTCGCTCTGCGCTTGCACTCGGGACACACAATCCCTTTGTTCAGGCGTGGAACGTTGAACGTTTCACCGCATGTGTTGCATCTGATGATGTGGCGATGCATTGAGAAACTCGTCAGCGTGAACTTGCCGCTGTATGCCTCGTGTATTTCTTGCTGCAACTCAGAAAGTCTCTGCTCACGTTTGGTCGCTTCAGCTCTTTTGTTGTTGCTATTCTTGCCTGGTTTGTACCCCAGCTTGTTGAGCCTCAGCGTGATCGTGACAGCATTGCATCCAAACACGTCAGCTATAACAGCTCTCGTGATGCCGAAGTCACGCGCCATACACAAGGCTAGCGGTTCGCAGATGAATAAATCCCTTCTTCTGCCGCTCTTCTTCCTGATGAAGTCCCCTGACTTCTTCCGCTCCGTGTACTCGGCGCGTTGCTTCGCCTTCGCAGCTTTGCACTCGTCGCACCGGCAACCGTATTGGTACATCGTCGCGGTTCCATGTTCGGCATGCCTCGTCATACCAACTCCCAAAAGAAAAAGCCGTCACTGGTTGCGGCAATGACGGCTTTCTCTAATCGGTTGGTTTATTCGGTTGTCAAACAGCAGACCCGCAACGTCTGCCGTCGTTTACCACTCCCGCGAATTGGCTCCTAGATTGCTTATCCCAGCCTTGTTCCTTCGCGCACGGTTGCACTTCCTGTGGCTCGGCAGGACGTTCTCGGGAACCTCTGCCAGCTCGGGATGCGTGCTCACTGGGAATCTGTGGTCAGGCTCCCAGCTCTCGTCGGTGCTCGATGGCTTCGCCTTGTAGTCAATCGGCTGGCCGCACAGCCAACACACTGCATCGGCTTTCTTATCTCGGTTGAAGCATTGCAACCTCAACCTTCGCCATGTGGCCGTGGTTCGCCCAGCCTTGGGCGCTTGGTAGGAATGCGCCGCGCCGTTCATCTTCCCGTGACTCAGATACATCAGCGCACCGCCTGGAATCTGTAGGCGCATGAGCGCCCCCTAAGTTTTGGCAACAAAAAAAGCGCCCCGAAGGACGCTTTGTTTTTGGTGACATGTATGGATGTCACCCTATTTAACAGCAAGCAGCCGCCGCGTGTGTTTCCAGGCAGACGCGACGGCCACAACATCGGCAACTATTAAAGATTCTTCCTTGCCAGCTACCACGGCAAATATTAGCAGCTCGACTCAGGCCACGCAACACCACAAGCGGAATCCAGATACTTGTTCACACTATCATTTTTGCGCGTAACACGGCCAGATGTCAACCTGTGGAGTCAAACATCCACTACTTCGCAAGCCTAGACTCCACGCTGAATCGGTAAATCTTCCAGCGGTTGCCGTCGCGCTGTCCCTCAAGCTGGCCAGCTTTCAGCATAGCGTGGACACGTTGCCGGCTCACGTTCAGGATGCCAGCGACCTCGGAGATGGAGTAGGCGCTGCGCTCGTCCAGCTCTTCCTGCTCGTCTTCCATGAAGCACTTTGCAGCTTCGGGCGTAATCAGCGACAGACGGTGGAACGGCGCTCCCCACGTCTCGGCAGGTTCCGTGTACTGACGCATCATCTCGGTCGCATCCTCCAGCGTCCCCACGTACAGCCTGTGGATGGCTCCGTCGCTCGGCGTGTAGCTGTCGATGGCGTACCAGTCGGCGTAGATGCCATCGGTGTCCCAGCTTGCCAGAATCTCGTCGCGTGTCTTCATGGTGACCTCCTAGAGCAGTTCGCCGTCGAACCGCCAGAGCAGTCCAGACTCATAGGTGTACAGCATCGAATCGTCTTCGACCTCTGCCCAGACCGTGCGCCCGTCGAGAGACTTTCCGTAAGGTGAAACCGTGACCTCTTCGCGGTACTCGGTTGTTCCGTCCGCGTAGGTGAAGGTTTCTGGCTTGTAGAGTTTGATGGTTCGCTTCATGGTCGTTCCTTTCGGTGGTGGTGGGCGGTGCGGGAGGTTTGCCGCTCCCGCGTCGGCTTGCTTGCTTAGAAAAGGTCGAGATCAAAATCAACCATGAGCTTTGCAATCTCGGGGTCGATTCCATCGCTGGTCAGTTCGAATCGGCGCTGCTTCTTGAGTTCGCGCTGCATCCTTGCTTCGCGTTCCTTGCCCTCGTACCAGTTATTCATGATTTCGATGCTCTTGCCGTCGATGGTCATTGTCTTGGCCTTTCTCGTTGCTCACTGTTGACAGTTACCAATATACGCTATCTGTTGACGTTTATCAATACTTAGCGTTGACAATTATCAACATCACAGAACGACCACAACTCCAAACAACCATTAGTTGCTTGACTTCTTATGCGTGAAGTGCGTCATCTTCTTCTCGTATGCCCACCAACCAACCACGGTGTCATGCGCGGTTCCCTTGGGAATTATCAGCATCGAGTCGATGATGCTCGGAGCTACCCCACGATAGTGCGCGTCCAGGACGCGCTTGGTCATCTTGTCGCCGTCGATGTAATCGTCTCTGAGGCTCATATCTCATAGTCACCCCCTAGAATCTTCGCGATTCCCAATGAGTCAATCCAGTCGAACGCGAGAGCAACCTTGGCCTTTCCCGTGGACTTCTTCACGACCTCGCCCTGATACGTGACGAACTTCCAAGGCAAACCGTCGATGTATCGCTGGTCTAGCAGTTCCGCGTAGATGTCGCCCAATCCCACGCGAACGCCCTCGATGATCGCGAGCGCGAGTCCGATTGACTCTTCCAGCTCGTCCAGCCTTGCACGCATCTCGTCCAGCTTGTCGCCCAATACGTCCACGTTGTAGGCGGCTCGGTTTGCCGTGGGGTCTGAGATGCCAGAACCCTTGACTCCATCTGGATGCCAGTCATCGCCCGATTCTTCGAGCAGCGCCCTCAGAACGTCCATCTCCACTACTTGCTTGCGTACTAGGACGAACCTGTCCCTGGCTGTCATTTCTCACCTTCTCGAATACATCAGAACACCACCCGATGCCCAGGCAATCGCCCGGGCATGGGATGGTGTCGCATGCTTGGTTCAATCGTCGGATGTATGCGGATGTGAACGTCTTCATGGCTTCTCCTCGAACCACGCCGCCCCGCTTACCGCAAGGTGCGTGCATGGCGGGAACGCTATGACCATGTCCCACTGCATCTTCACGACCTCGAGCGCATCGGCCTGTATGTGCCACTCGGGATGGTTGCCGGAAGTCGGCAACAGGTCGCACGAATAAGCCTCGACCCCCCACCGACGCAATCGGGCCGTGACTGCCTGCGATTCCTCGCACGCCACAAGGCATCTCGTCATTTACCCACCGCCTTTGCTACATCCTCGTCGGTTATCGCCCATGCGAGCGCACCGCATTCGAGGCATTCCTGCATGTAGTTCTCGGGATCGCTCATAAGGCCATAGCAACCGCAATACCCGTTGCCGCCCTCGTCGTAGAACTCAACACCAGACGAGTAGGCTCGATAACACTCTTTTGACAGCGGCCTCCCACGCAGCCGCTCGCGTCCATACTTCGTCATTCGCCCACCTCCATCTCGCGCACCCACATCGAGTAGTATTCGCCGTACTCGTCTCGCATTGAGTCGAACCTGTTTGCGAGGTGCTGCTTCTCCCATTCGCCGACGCATACGTGCGGTTTGTACCCGCACGACGTGATGTACTCAATCGCCTTTTCCTCGGTAGAGAAAACTGCTTCGACGCACTCGTAGTAATCCTCGTATGCCTCGTTGTTGCAGTAGTAGACGAGATATACCTTCATTCGCCCACCGCCTTCGCATCAGTTTCGGAGTATTTCAAAGTATTTCGGAGTACACGCGCTCCGCAGTTCGGGCAATAGCTCCAATACGCCCACGATTGTTTCTCAGCCGCACCGCCGCAATTCGAGCAGTGCAGCGAGTCTCCGTCTCCGTCCTCGATGAGATTGCACGTCCGCTCGGCGCTGGCGTCCAGCTTCGCATTCAGCTCGTCGGCGACTGCCTGCATCCCGATGCCGTCCGCGTAATACTTCGCTCCGTCGTAACTCGCGTAACTGCTGCCGCTGAATATCGCTTCTCGCACCTGCTCGGCTGTCAGCGTGCCGCGTAAAACTGGCTCGACTTCCACCTGCGCCTTGCCGATGGTAGTTGCGGCGCGGGTGTTCCAGGCTGCGATTGCCTCGGCTTCGGTATACTCGAAACCTAGAAACGCACCGCACTCGCAGCGAACGCCCCATGATTTACCGTATCGTGCTGGCTCGATTGCGTGCGCTTCGCCCCCGCAAAACGGGCATGGTTTCAGCTCGGTCATTCGCTCATCGCCCCTTCAATCTCTTGAACTCGTCTCGCGGACGTGCCCATTTCCTCTCATGCTGCTTGTATGCGCAATGGCGGCACACGGACAGCTGCTGCTTTCGGTTGTCCTTCCATACGTCGGCGACCACGAAGTTGTCTAGGTGAAGCTCGTCGCCGCATATCGGGCAGACCCTGGTTGTGTCGGCTGCACTCATTCGCTCACCCCCATCAGCTCGCGAATCTCGGCGGCGTACTTGGACTCCGATTCGCGAAGGCGCTCCAGCCGCACACCCCATTCGGCGTCTGTCGGGTTGCTCTCCCATTCTTCCCAGAAGTCGTGCAGCACGTCCTCGACGGTGCGCGGCTTGTAGTGCACGTGGATGCTCGGGTCTACGTCGTTAATCGTGTTAGAAAAGTGGTACCCGTGACTGTCGAGGCAAATCGCGTTGACAGTGTTCCCGTTCTCGGTAACGTCGCCGATGTGCCACGGCACGCCCTCGGCGTCTACGGGCAGCTCCACGAACCTCTCGGAGACTTCGCGCTCGATTTCGGCGATGCAACCGCCAATCGCGTCGTAATACGCCTTGCTGCTGGAAAAGGCGTGCGCCTCGCCGCACCTCACCACTTCGCGCAGCTTGTCCAACGATTTGATGTTGCTCATTGCGCATCTCCTGTGTTGCACGTGACTATCGGTCTGTTGTTGATTACGTTCGGTTTGGTGAACGTAGTAAACGGTTGCGTGTTCGGCCACGTGATGCTCGGCGTCGTGACGTTGCAGTTCGTCATCGCGTCGAGTATCACTTCGCGCAGCGCCTCGGCCGATTCGTCTTCGTTCTCCCGCATCCTCATGCGCACGTATGCGTCCAGGATGTGCCCTGCTTGCTCTCTGTTCATGCTCCCTCCTCAGAAACTCGTGTACACGTCGATTTGACCAGGCTGCAAGTAGCCCGTGTCGTAGACCTTGGCCTTGCCGAAGGGCGTGTCGATTACCGTCCCCTTCTCGTAGTCGCAGGACGCGACCGCGATGTAGCCGTCGCCGTCTTTGACGAAGCCTCCGTCCGAGTGCCGCCCGTTGGCGTTGAGGTCGTCCAGCCCGCCTCCTGGCAGGACGCGCTCCGAGTACCAGGTGTAGGTGTGGCTCTCGTCGCTTACCACGCCGAGCCACTGGAACTCTTGGGCCGTGATGCCGTCGCCCGTGTCGTAGCTGACGGCGCTTTGCGGCTCGTAGTAGTCGTAAGAGGCGCTGTAGTCCTCTGTAACGCCGTAAACTTGCCATTGCGGCTCCCAGTAGGTCTCTTCGACGTACTCGGCCTCCTGGGGCGGTTCTGCGTCCTCTGCTGGCGCTTCGGGTGTCTTTTCCACCGCCTCAATCGGCGCTGGGATGTCGTTCACTTCCAGGAACACATCGGGAACGGTGGGGGATACGGTCAGCGCCATGAGAACCGTGATGATAATGGCGGTAATCATCGCGCACCCGCCATCTTGCTCATGACCGACTTCCGAGTGGATGCCCCGTTGTCGATTGAGCACGGATAAGCCTCAGCTTTCGGGAGGATGGTCTGGTAGTACTCCACCACTTCCTCGGTGTAGTGCAGCCTCTTCGCGAGGCGTTCGTTTTCCATTGCGAGTTCGCGGTTCCGCACCCTCAGCTCGTCGCGCTCGTTTTCCTTGCGATGTTCGCTCACGAACTCGTCGGCCTTTTCCATGAACGCGATAGCTGATTCGTTCATTTCGAGCATCAGCTCGCTCAGCGTCTTGTCCATCAATTGCTCCATTTCTCGCATTGGTGGACTTTCGCGGGTTCGAAGTACCCATGCATCTCGTCGCACCAATAGCGTTCTTCGTAGGTGAATCTCTTTCGCCGAATCAGAACCTCGAAGCACTTCATGCCGTCGCACTTGTACTTCTTCGTTGCCGGCGATGAATGACGGATTGGAGGCGTCACCCTCATTCGTACCATCCCCTCACGGGTTTCCATCCTTCCATGGAAAGCGCCTTTTCGTACTTGGTTGGTTCTTCCGTTTCCAGGTATTCCCAGCGGTCGGTGTATCTCAGGTGCAATAAGTGGTCGTGCAGTTTCCCATGGCATCCCGAGGCGTTGCCGAACCCGCAGACCGTGACCGTCGGGCCATCCGTGCCGCCCTGGGAGCGGTAGACGATGTGGTGTCTGTTCGTCGCGGGTTTGCCGCAGAAAGCGCACCATGGATACTCGATTGACGGCTTGTCCATGAGCGCTTCATCGAGCAAGTTCATAGCGTTACCACCTCGATTCATCACCACCGAACAATGAGAGTTGCGTGTCATCTTCTTCATTCGGCACCTCTGGGTAGTCATCCCATTCGATGCCGCGAAGATTGCAGCAATCAAGCGGATTAGTGTTGTAGTTTTCCCTGAAATAGAGGTAGTGCTCTTTCACGTATTCGCCGACGCTTCGTGCATCGAAGTCTGTCAACCTTTCAGCAAGTTCTACCTTGCGCTCCAATTCGAGATTCAGGTGGCCACCGTACTTATGCGTGTACTCGTGATAGTCAAGGTCGAAGCACCGTTTCACATATGGGTTTACCTTCAAGAACTCGATTAGAATCTTCCCGCAGTCAATCGCGTTGATTACCGATGTATCGACGAACTCAGGTATGAACGGTGACAGCCTAACCGTCGCATCAAAACCCATCCTCGAAAGAACCTCCACGGCTCTCATGCGCTCTGACTCTGGCGATGCCGTCTCGAACCTGTTTCCGCGCCAGTCATCGGTTGCCGTGATGCTCAGTTGAAAGTGTGCCAGTTTCGGGTCGTAAACGTCTAGGTACTCAGGGAACACACAAGATGCGCTCTTTGTGGTTATGAGGTAATGAACGCCTCTCTCATTGAGCATCTTGATTGTCTCTAGCGTTACCTTGTACTTGCCCTCCAACGGTTGGAAACAATCAGTCATGCCACCTAATCTGACGACGCTTCCAGGCTCGATGCCAGCTATGATCGAACGGAGATTGTCGATACTTGCAACGGCCGGTTCGTATGGGTGCCAGTTCCCGCGAAAGTCGAGAAGGTGCCTCGCATAACAGTACGAGCAGTTATGAAGGCACCCTCTGCCATAAGAGTCGAGTCTCGCCGTGTACCTGCACCATGTGTTGTACTTGCGGTTGTCCATCACGGTATACGGACTCTTGAACTCGTCCATTAGATGCGGCCAATCGGCCTGTAAAGTTTTGCTATCTGCTTTGGGTCGCCCTTGAATCCGACGATGATTTTCTGCTCCTGCTTCGGGAACTTGCGGTTGTTCATCGTGTGCTTGACTTGCGCCAGCTTCGTGAACGCGCTTTCGAGGAAGATGATTTTGTTGTACAGAATCAGGCCGTGTTGCTTCATCCACAGCTCGGTTTCTGCTTCGCAACCGTAGTAATCGCCGTTCGGGTCACGTGAATCGCCGACCATGACGATAAAGAAGCAATTATCGTTAAGATGCGCCAATGCCCGTTCGTAACCTGCGAACAATGTATTCCTGAACTGCTCGTAGGTCGGCATGTCGTTCAATTCGCCGTCTGGCGGATTGCCATCGTAGTCGATGTATCTCTCGACTTTGTAATACGGTGGACACGAGAATACCTGGTCGAACATCCCATCAGGCTCGAACGTGCTGCTGTCGCTTTGAATCCAAGTTGCGTTGAGCCCTGTGCAAATCGCGTTGTTCGCATCGCATTGGTTCTGCCTGATTTCCGATGCTACATATTCGTAGCCTCGGTAACCTGCCACGAACCCATATTGGACACCCCCGCCAAACGGATTGTAGACACGCTTCCCATGCTCTGGCATGAACAGCGTCAACATAACTTCGCAAGCGAACGGATCAAGCACGCTTGCGCCGCCGTTGTGGTTCTTGCCGTTGACAGCTACCGAAATTCCGCCGTCTTTCATCCAGCAATTCTCGCGTGTTGCCCATCGAGGATTGACCACTCCGTAACGAAGTCCGGCTTCGTCAATGAGAGCGTTCCATTGCTTCTTCTCTGCCAGCCATTCCTTTTTTAGGCTGTTCCATACGTTCGTCTCGGTGACTTGGACGAGTTTCTTCAAACGTGCGAAGTCGAACGTCGGGATAGTGTGACCATCTACCGTCCCGCCCTTCACCATGAAAGCAAATCCGCTCTTCTTTAGGTACGTCTCAAATCCCGCCTTGGTGAACAGCTCTTCGGTTTCGAGGTCGCTTTTCGGCGAACATGTAACTACCGATGGGTATTCGTCTATGTTCTGAGCTAGCGCAATTTCAACCATGTGGAGGTACAGCTTTTGACAGCGCCATTCGTCCCAGATTGCCGATTGCAGGAAACAGAACTCCTGCTCTTTGTGATTGACCTGGAATGTTATGAAGCCTACGAAGTCGCCATCTTTCGTCTCTACAATCAAAGCTGGGAACTTCTGCATGTTTGGACGTGCTGCTCTGTGCGCTATCCCGTCGTGAAGAGCAAGCGTCGAAACACGTTCCTCGTATCCGCTACCAGTAACCGCCTCGATGATTGTGTAAACGAACGAGTCGAGATCGATTTCGATGCCATCATCTTGGCTACCAAAATCAAGTTGAAATTGATTCATAAAGAACCACCTTTCGAGTGCATATTTATTTATAAAGAGAGTAAGAAAGAGAGAAAGGCTATTAGGTACCGCCATTGGTACACCCATTAGGTACAGCCATTAGGTATAGCTATTAGGTACAGCTATTAGCTATAGCCATTAGGTGTAGCCATTAGCTACTTTTCGGTGTCTTTTTCCAGCGTTTTGAAGCGCCTTTTTTACCCGATTCTGACCTTTCGCTCTTGTAGTTAAGTTCGTCGCATACGCCACGGTTAACGACGTGGTTCATGGAGTGATATAGCTCGGAATCTATCAGCTCAAACTCAGCTAGCACGTCGAAGAACTCGTCCACATCGTCAAGTTCCAGCTCTTTAGCGATTACGTTACGCATGCTTTGGTTTGACATGTCCAGAAGTCCGTCCTGGTCGTAAAGGATGCCAAGTAAAGCAATCCAGCGCCCGTATGCCGCGTAACCGTCGTAATTCCTGAGCATCAGCATCTTCACGTCTGAGCGATTGTCGTATGGAACAGAGAAAAACCTATCCGCGTTCATAGGTTAAAAGGGAATATCGTCGTCGTACAGGCTTTGTTGCGCGGGTTGCGCGTCGCGATCATTGCGCCGTTCGTACTCAAACACGTTCGCGATGATTTCGACCTTCGAGCGTTTCTCGCCGTTCGATTCCCACTGAGACCACGAGAGCCGCCCGTCCACGTAAACCTTCGACCCCTTGGAGAGTTTGCTTTCCAGGGATTCCGCACGCTTGCCGAACACCTTCACGGTGAAGTAGTTCGGCACGTCCTCCCATTGGCCGTTGTTGTTTTTTCGGCTGTCGTTAACCGCGATGCCAAGTGTGAGGATTGCCATCCCCGATGCGGTTTGACGGAGTTCGGGGTCGCGGGTGAGGTTCCCGCTCACCACGACATGGTTAATGCTCATATGATTCCTCCAGTTCCTGAGCGATGCGATTAAGGGTCTCGGCATCGTTCGAATAGTCGTTTCGGGTTCTTACGTTGGCCTCGTACCACTCCACGGTCTTCATCCCTTGGAGTTCCGCGTACTTGGCCGTAATGGCCGTGATGCGCTTCTGGGCCGCTCCCAACGCATCCGCGCCTGTATCGGCTTTCTGTGGCTTCTGAGAGCGTTTCTGCGTCTGTTTCGGTGCGGCATTGGTGCGGTCTGGGTCGTTCTCGGACGAGTCAATCGCGAAGAGGCCGCATGCCGCGTACTTCCTCGCGTAAGACGATGCCGCGCCGCATGACTGCTCGACGCTCATGTTCTTGGGCGTGGCGTTGACAATCGACACTCCCTGGGCGCTGATGTTGCCATCGGGTGCCATAAGCGAGCAGGTTGACACGCACAATCCATCTGCGAAAGAGTCCGAGTAGACGACTGCGCAACCATGAGCCGCTGCAAGCGGTTTCACGGCTTCGTTTATGTCCTCGATGTTGCGGTACCGATAGCGTCCCGCGTTTTGGTCTTTGGGCGCTTTGAGCTGCGCCTGAATTGCCACGAGAGCGTCTAGGACAGTCATTCTGCACCTCCCAACAGTCTTAGCACCGCGCCCGATTCGGGGAGCCGATGCTGCATCGCTTCTATAACGTCTTTCGGATTGACCTTGACCGCCGTCCCGATGAACTCGGACGGTTGCTCCATCGTCGTGATTTCGCTGAGAAAACACCCATCGGGCATCTCGCCCGTCTCGTCGAAGTAATACGTCGCAAACGCCTTAAGGTCGCGTTCGACGTATTTGCGGATGTACTTGTCAGCTACGCTTTGGAGCCATTCTCCGCAGGTTACGTAATCCTCCACCTGCAACTGGTAGGACGTTTCGCGTCCTTTCGGCTTCGAGTACTTGAGTTGGTGGTATCCAACGGTAACGTCACCGATTCTGAGCGGCGTGGTCTTGGGAACGTCGCCGGTTCTGTCCTCTTCGTACCGCTTGCGGCGTTGCTTGTCTACCTTAGACCGCAGCGAGGACGGGTCTTTCTGGTCGGTGAGCCGCTTGCATTCCTGGCCCAGCGCGTCGATGAACGCTAGCATCTCGGAATCGTCAAGCGGCCTTGCAAGTTCACCCATCATTCAACCCCTTCCAATGGTTTCACGTCGTATAGGACGAACTCGCCCACGATTTCATATGAGCGGTCGTGCTTCCAGCACTCGGCATGCACTATCAGCTTGTCGTCGCGGTAGGCTTTGCCGTTGAGTCCGTCCATGACGGCCTTTAAGATGTTGTCAATGTCAGGTTTGACCGTGAACGGTTCGGGGTCTTTCTTGGTTTTCGGAAGCTGCTCGTAAACGTGTACGATCACTTCCACGGGGCATTCGTAGCATGGCCCGTCCCACGAGTCCCAGACCCGTTTCAGGTCGGCCTTTGTGCGCCCGTCGATGTATGCTCGTCCCTTGGCGAACTTGACGCGGCGCTTAATTGGGATGGGGGAGACTTCATGCCACATTGAACAGCCTATCAACCTTCGAGCGACGGAGCGTTACCAGCTCGCGCAGCTCGGGCATCTCCGTTACCAGGATGCGCACGAACACGGCTGAGTAGGAGTTGCTAATCTTGAAGTCGTCGTTAGAACCCCAGACGATGCCCGGCGCGTCCCTCAGCTCTTCGAGCGCCCTCTTGACGGAAAAACGCTTCTGGGCGCGGATGGAGGCTTGCGCCCTGGCCTTGATGAGGTTCCAGGCCATGGGATTGCGCTCAATCCATGCCTCGGCGTTTTCCTTCATGGTCTCGGCGCTCATGAATCCCGTCTTAGCCTCGAAGGTTTCGAGCCGCGCCGTGAGTTCGGCGATTTGGCGCTCCCGCTCTTCGACGGTTGCCATCTAA